AGCCGAGGTTTCGAGTAGGTCTTTGGAACAGCAACCATTCGACTCGAAGGTTCTTGCGAACCAATAGAGTTGTCACGGTTTGCTCTGTTTGCCCAACTCGTATAACTATGGAAACCATAGTCTGCGATTGGGTACTCGTTTTCCAGAGAATTTGACCAGTTCGACCAATAATACTTATTGGTCGCTCCAGTTTTCTCCGAAATAGCACCTGGTCCGTGCTTGAAGCGCCAATCCCGAGGATCGTAAGATCCGAGGCTGGCGGTAACTGCACCTGACAGGAAGTCAAGAGCAGCCAGGAAGACCGCGAGTTGCCCACGCTTATGCGTAGGCAGAGCATTGACTCTTTCCGCATAGAGGGCAGATCTACAAAATCCATTGTAGCCTATGTCCTTTCTTTGGTTAGAATCAGTGGGCTCCGCATTCCAGAACTCATCGAGTTCTGGTAGTGACTCATCGACCTCAACAAACTCGAGAACTTCGTTCTCGATCTTGCTGGAGTCCAGTGTGAGGGTAACCTTCTTCGCAGCAAATAAAATCTGCCGTAGAAAAAGTATCGCCTCAGTATCTGGGACTTCCTTCAAGAGACCCGTGTCGTGAAAAACCAGTAGGTAGAGTCCCCGAAGAAACTTCGGGATCACCACCTTGCCAGAAAACCTCTTTGTAAGAGGTAAACCTGACAACTTGTACTGGCCGCCGGCAAGACATCTATCCAGATGCTTGCCAACAGCTGGGAGGTCTTCAAGATAAACATGAATACCTCTTCGCTCCACGGCACTCAGAAGACGGGTGAGATCTTTCTCAAATTCCATCTTCAGCGTCGGGTACGCGTAAGCAGCATCTCTGAAGATAGCTGTATATACGCGTGCAAGCTCACTAACATGGCATTTAGACATGGAAGGATTAAACTCCTTAGAATGTCCCATGCTGTTAATGAACTCTCATTTCATCCAACTGGAATTCAGTATCCTGTGTCCGGGTCCTACCTCCAAGGTAGGATAACAACCACCTCTTTCTTAGAGATGGCTCCGTGGACAGTTACTTTAGGAATCCCAGCCATTCAACGACACCAGAAAGGCGTTCGAAGTTGCAATTGCCAGATCGGCAACTGCATCTCCGAGGTCAACCGATGTATCCGAAGGGAGCACCTCGTAGACGAAGTAGAACTTGCGTTCATACTCCGCTACGGCTCCTGCCGCGAAAATGGTCTGCACGACTTCAAAGTTGTGCCGATCATAACTCGGACGATCCGCCGTAGCTTTCGTCTTGGTATGACGAATCTTGGCGACG